CCAGTATTTCTGGATCTGGGAAACATTCATAGGCTTAAGGCGATATTCGGGAGGAAGGATTTTTGGTCGAGGGCGATGTTCGACCTTACCTTCAATCTCGTTTATCTTTTTCTCAAGACGAGCTATGAGCTTCCAATACGCTCGAGCATCCTTACAAGAGGATCCTCGAGGCAGTTCCAAACCAGATAACTGCTTTTCAAGGTCTTTGAGTGAAGAATTGGCACTATTCAAAAGCGAAATGTACGAGATAGCCCGGGTTGCAAAAGCTAACCGAGCTAACCAATCATCATTGTTTTCTTTCGCTTCTAGATAATCCAAAGACTCAACAGACACGAGCCTCCACTTGGCATCGACAACAGGTAATTTGTGTCGGACCCCGGGCTTAAGGTCCAACACCCTGTAAAGGAGGATACTAGGATCCGCGACAAGTCTAGCAGCCAGAAGGCGCTGAGACCGCGTAATCCTAAGGTTTGAAGGTGCATAATCCAGAGGCACACCAAACCCACCTAGGGTCACAGGAAGGAACCAGTTCGGAATGATATTATCACCGAAAAAATCTGATTCCCATCTTTTCATGACACAGGGCACGACTGCCCTTGCCCAGGTACACAAACGGCACATCTCACCGAGTTCCTTACCAATCTGAACCGGCGTCGCATTGGATTCACCTACTTTAAGTGAATTGCCCTTTACCAGTCGGAGGTTCAAGTAACCTCGACGGATCATGCGTTCTCCACTTTGGATAAAGGTCTGAGAATTAATCAGAGCCATATCAGGAGATAAGTACTGTTTGCCTGCAGACATTTTTAAGCCTGCTTCCTCCGCTGTCGCGAGAAAGACCGGATAAAAATCCGATTCACATTTGAACAACATGTCATCCCCATTTACAAGGACGTTCATCTTTCTCTTTTTTATCATATCAAGGATCACAGGATATTTTCGAAAATCTGGATAGCGATCCTGAAAGTACCGATCAACAGCACAATGATATACAGCCAAGTTTATGACGCAAAGGAGAGGAAAAGAGAGTGGATGGCCCATGGGCTGGCCATCTACGTGCAAGATATCTGGGATATCCTCCATTCCGTCATTTTTCCGGTATGAGATTATGCCATTACTGAGAGATCTTAAAGCCAAATCGTAAAATGGAACATCTTTACAGGCGCTCAAAGCAGCCAAAGTACAAGATTTCTTCAAAAGATCCGTCGCAGCTTCATAATCAACACTACACCACAGGAGTTTGGGGAATGCGTTCTGCAGCTTATTAACTCGCTCAGTTAAATCGCTGTGACGCATAGTACTCTCCGGTCTATCCTTCCATGAATCTATAAGAAAACCTTGGAACGGTTGGATAGCCGTATTAACGAAACCATCTCCTTTCGTAATTATACGAAACTTTCCCGGTTCTGGAATTGCAATCGCTTCCAGCCTGCAACCAGGTAAAGAACCTTCTCGATCAGGTCGATCAAGAAGTTGGATTGACTCGTATAGAGCCTTGCGGAGGACCTCCTCTCTCCAATGATTCAAAGAATCAGAGAAAGTCTTCAAGGGATTTGAAGACTCTCTAATCTCAGCAAATTGGATATGCTGAGAAAGAGGAGGCTTGAAATCGATGAAAATATCATCAATTTCAAGAATTTCCCTGGGTGCCCGTCGGGCAATTACAGGGCGAGCAGACAAAGACTCTGGATCGATACCCAGAAGTCTGTCAAACTTGACCAAGAGATCAAGTCTATTG